AGACGTTGACCACGATGGTAATATCCTAACTGATAATATCCTATTAGAACAGTGGATAATTGAATCTAGAGTGCACGATAAATCCAGATATTATGGTTATGATAACTTACCAACTGGCAGCTGGTTTGGAGTTTATAAAGTAAATGACGATAAAGTTTGGGACAGAATTAAAAACGGAGAACTTCGTGGTTTTAGTATCGCTGGTGACTTTATAAATAAAGCTAAACCTGTTGAAAATACAAGCGAAGGTTTGTTATCTAAAATAGCAAATATTCTTAACAATATAAATGAATAATGAACGAAGTAAAAGACTCAGTTGCTAATGTCGCTACTCTTGGTAGTATAGGCATGTCAATGATGCAAGTAGAAAGTATGCTCACAATTGGATTGCTAATCACAGCACTATATCTAAATATCCAAAGAATACTTGCTAATCGTCGCAAGGCTAAAGAAGAGAAAAAGGAGTAAGCACTCCCTCCCCAACGTTTTGTCATTCTAACACACAAGTATATCTTATCTTGTTACGGCACTCTTGTGTCAGAGTATAAACATAAATAATAATTAAGTACAAATGACTGCAAACGACGCTATTCAAAAAATCCGCGTTCTTTTAGGAGTTGAAGAAACTGTTGAAGTTGCTCTAGCAGCAGCTGAACTTGTTGACGGTACTAAAGTTGAAGTTGAAGGTGATTTCGAAGTGGGTAAGCCACTTTTCGTTGTTACTGAAGAAGGTAATATTCCAGCACCAGCAGGAGTACACCAAACAACTGATAACTTACTAGTAACTGTTGACGAGGCAGGAGTTATCTCTCAAATCGAAGAAGTTGCACCTGAAGCTCAAGAAGAAGAGAAGAAGGAAGAAGAAGCAATGGAAGAAGAGAACAAAGAGGAAGTTGCTATGGAAGACCATGGGGACAAAGAAGAAGAAATGGAAGAAGAAGTCGAGGAAGAAATGGAAGACGAAGAAGATATGATCGTAAAGATCGTTGAAGCCATGAAGCCTTACTTCGAAGAAATCAAAGAAATGCAAAAGGAAATCGAAGAGATGAAGGGTAAATTCCAGAAGTTCTCTAAAGAGCCTGCTGCTAAACCAATTAAAAAAGCCGAAGCGTTTGAGGCTAACAGACTTACCGCTGTTGAAAGAATCGCAAAAATACGTAAATCAAAATAATCTAAACAAAAATCATGAGTTACAATTTAACAAACCTACAGACGTATACTGATGAATTATCTTTTGAGTTGATTTCAAAAGCGGTTCTTCAAACAAACGTCATGAACTACGCTACTATTAGAAGTGGTCTAAAGTTCGGAACTACTACTATCAACTTGTTAGATGCTGACATCTCTGTTGCTGACCGCGCCTGTGGTTGGAATGCTGCTGGAGATTTAGTATATTCTCAAGTTGAAATCGACATGCAAGAAAAGCAAACTAAACAAGCTCTATGTCCGACGGACTTGAGGGATTACTACCTGGCGGAAAGACTTTCTGCTTCTGCTCACGCTGAAGAAGTACCTTTCGAAGAAGTAGTTTCAAACCTATTCGTTGAGAAAATCAAGAACTGGAACGAAACTTACTTAGGTGGAGAAATCATAACTGACATCACTGTTGCAAATGGTGCTATCGATTCAGGTCAAACTGCTGCTTCAATTGCTTCAACTATCGTACAAGATGTTACAGACCTAATTAACGCTGTACCAGCTTCAGTATTAGATAGAGATGACCTAGGTGTTATCATGTCGCCAGCATACTACAACATGCTTCGCTCGGCATTGATTGCACAGAATCTATTTCACTTTAACCCAGCTGACACTAACTCTAACGTAGAGCTAGTTATGCCAGGTACAGACTTCAAAGTAATCAAATCTTCAGGTTTCTCTGGAACTCAAAAATTCGTTGCAGGTCCTCTAAAAGACTTGATCGTTGGAGTTGGTCTAGAAGATGACTTCGATACACTAAAGATTTTCTACTCTGCTGATAACGACGAAGTTCGCGTTATGGGAGCATGGAGAATCGGTCTTGGTGTTGTTGACGTTACTAAATGGGCGAAAAACGGTACTCTATAAATCTAACATATAACTAAAAAATACCACATAAATTATGAGTTGTGCAATTACTTCAGGAATTACATTAGGTTGTAAAGACAGCCAAGGTGGTATCGAATATCTATATGTCGCAGATTTACCAGATTACGATACCATTACAACAGATGTTGATGGAAAAATCACATCGCTAGATTCGTCTGGTTCACCAGTATCTATTACTTTTTACAAGTACGAGGTACCAAAGCAAACTTCTAGCTTTACTGAAACTATCAATGCTTCTACTGAGAATGGAACTGTGTTCTATCAGCAAGATGCTTTGATGATTTTCAATAAAATGGAAGCAGCTAAGCGCGATCAAATCAAGCTTTTAGCTCAAAACCCAAAACTATTAGTTGTCGTTAAAGACGGTAACGGATTGTTCTGGTCAGTTGGAGTTACTAGAGGCGCTGAATTGACTGCTGGATCTTCGGCAACTGGTGTTGCTTACGGTGACAGAAACGGTGGAGAAATCACTCTAACAGGATTAGAGCCAGATCCATCTTACGAATGTGTTGCTGCATTCGTTGGTGAATAATACTCACCCAGTCTTATAGACTGTTTCTATATAAATCAGAGAAGGGTTAGCTTAGGCTAGCCCTTTTCTTTGTTACAATACTTGACTAAAGTATATCTTATACTGAAAAATACTACATCTTTATGACATTATACGTATATAATTTTGATGATAACAACGTTTTGCAAGATACTATTAGTTTTAATGGTAATCTATATGACGTAAACGCATTGACTTATAGAATGGTAATCAAAAGCAGGTACACTAATAGAAATTTAGACTTCACAACAGGTTCTGGTACTAACTGGGTTGTCAGATTAGATTTAGATACATATAATGATCGCTATACTCAGTTTACAATACCAACAACACAACAGGATGGAATAGCAGATCAATTTGCATCAGGTTTATATGACTATTCTATTGAATGGACAGATCAACCAGTTAGTGAAACTCAGGATCCTGATAGTTATACTTGGATTACTGTACAAGATGGATTAATAAAGCTTAAAACAAGTGCAACAGAAGATTTGGCATTTGAAGGACCAGAAGAACAATTCTTTCCAACTAAACACTATGAAGGTCCTAATCCTAGTGCTGAATCATATGTAATATACAAAGAATAATATGCAAAAATACGTATTTAAATCACAGAACTTTGAATCTATTCAATTACCTACCATAAAAGAAAAACGTGGTAAAGAATGGATTGACTTTGGAAGTAATAACCTCTATCCACAGCTCTTAATTGAACTCTATAATAATAGTGCAATGCATCACACTGCGATTGAGGCTATTGTAGATGGTGTAGTTGGTGAAGGTTTCAAACAATTTGGCGATGAGTTTGTAAACTCTGAAAACGAGACAATGAATGAAATCTTTGAAAAGATTGCACGTGACTATGAATTATTTGGTGGTTATGCACTTAATGTAATTTGGAGTAGAGACGGAGAGAACATCGCAGAAATGTATCACCTTCCTTTTAATAATGTTCGTTCAGGTTTAATGAATGAAGATGAAAAGGTTGAACAGTATTGGTATTGTTCAGATTGGTTACAATATAGAAAATATAAGCCAGTTTCTTATCCTTGTTTTTCAGCAACAGATAATGAAGGTGATAATGCATCTCAAATCTACTATTTCTCAGATTATACTGTAGGTCAATATTACTATCCACTGCCAAGTTATGTGGGTGCTATAAATGATATTGATACTGATGCACGTATCTCCCGATTTCATGCAAATAATCTAAAGAACGGTTTAGCACCAAGTATGATGTTAACATTCCGTAATGGAATACCAACTCCTGATGAACAAGATGAAATCTGGAAAGACATCGAGAAAACATTTGCTGGCGAAGAGAATGCTGGTCAGTTTTTCTTGAACTTCTCTGAACCTGGTCGTGAACCTACCGTAGAAGCTATTGAGAATGCGAATGATGATTATTATGTTACACTTGAAACACGTATCACAAGTCGTATC